GTAACTTGTAGCTTGTTGAGATAAAGCAATATCCTCTACGTTTTGAGGCTCACACTTAACTACTTTTTCACTAGACGTAAATACTCTTAAAAGGTTTGGCAAAATGGTTTCAATTGTGTCAGCTACATCTGTACTAACAACTTGGCTTCTACCATCAATCTCTGTGCCAAGTTTTTCTCCCATATAATACTCAAGGGATTTTTTACGTTGACCTGATAAAGCACCACCCATAAAACCTAGAGCATTGTCTATCTCACCACTAATAATTGATTTTAATTCTAAATCTGTAACTTTTGCCATATTAAACTATATAATTTGTGTTGATTGGAACTTCTTTTTTCCAATTTGAAATTGCTAATCCTTGCCCTACTATGCCAGTACGAAATGAGTCTGCGCAGTGTGACGCAAAGTTGTGCAAAGGTTTATTTCTAAAACATTGGTTTTTATCGTCATATCTTTTTTGATATGCTTTTAAATATTCAAGTGCTGTCCCACACTTATTTTTATCAAACCAACAATTAATTAAATTTTTTCTAACTGCTTCAATACCATCTTCAACACTAATTTTAGGTGCTACTTCAAAGGCTATTCCTAATTCTAAAGCACTCTCTAATCTTGATTTACCAAAGTTACCTATTTCTCTAACTTTAATATCATGAGGTGCTACATGAGTTGAGTAATCTTCCGAATATGGTTTTTTGTTTAAAACATCTACATAATGATCAAGGCCAAAACCACTATTCTCATAATAGTCTATTAGTCTTATTTCACCTTTATGCCTTTGAACAAACCAAATAGAGGTACTATCATTCAATCCGATATCCCACCATGTTTCTACATCTAGGTTATCGTCATAAGGTACGTCACCTATTCTACCTTCTTTTGTTAAATCTTCTATTATAGTTCCATAATAACTCCCTGTGATTGCAGCTTGAAAACTACATTCAAATTCTTGCTCATATAAATCTTTAGACATTACGTCTTGAGCAGCTTTTAATTCTTCTTCATCTAAAATTTTTGTTTCACTTGCTTTAAAAACACATGAATACCAATCTTTAGATTCTTTAGCTTTTTCATATAAACTATAAAAATAATTTTGGCCTTTTGGAGTCCCAATAAAAACACACCAACCCTTACGATCTGCTAACGCAGGTCTAATAATTTCTGGGAATATAGTAGGCTTAATAGATTGTGTTTCATCAAAAACACATCCATCTAAACTAATACCCCTGATAGCTTGGTCATTCTCTGCTCCAAGAATTGTAATCCTTGAACCATTAGGTAGATCACATCTTAATTCACTTTCATTAAATTTTGTATTAGGAATCTTTCCTGCAAAATTTTTAATATAATCCCATGCAGTCAGTTTTCCTTGCTTAAATGTCGGTGAGAGGAACACATACCTTGAATTTGGTTTTGTAGTAGTAAGAGCATCTTTGAGCATATGATTAATCATGGCCACCGTTTTGCCAGCTCTACGGTGTAGAACTAGGACACTAAACCTATGCTTATCAATTTCTTTATGCAAAATTTTTTGTAATTCTCTTGGCTTATATGGAATGATAATATTTGGCATTTTAAAAAGACTCCCCCTTATTAATGTAAGGTTTTTCCATGAGGTAAAGATCCCAAAGACTCTATTCCTAAATCTTCCATAATTTGATGAGAGAAAAAATTACATTCTTTTAAAGATTTAAAGCCATCAAAATGAACCATCACACTATTAGTGGACTCCATAATATATACGATAGCCGTATAACCCATTTTTTTATCGTCAAATTTTTTCATTCAAATTTTTAAGTTTATGTGTGTGTAAGTTCCCTGACAATAACCATAGGTGTGAATAATATTTCGGCATACCGTTTGTCACAAAACCCCCCCATTCTACAAGGTTTTTTGAGGTAAATGACTATTAATCAATGAACCATGCTTAAAACATCAACAAAATCAATGCTTATTTAATATAGTTATAGTTTCAATATTAATGTGACAAATATGTCACTAAAATATCTAGTAATTTTGTAATAATTTATTCTATATAGCTTCTTGTGTTAGGTTGGCACATTTTACGGATGGTTTAACAATAAACCCAATTAAACTAATACTTTTATTTATCCCACTTCACAACTAAAGGACTCTTATCATCACCAATTAAGGCCAATGAGTCTTTTTTAGCATAGTATTTCGGTGCTAATCGCTCTGATTTCCATTTTGCAAGGTCAATATAAGCCTTGATTAAGTGAGTTTGACCAAGATCTGTCTTATCTTTTGTTTTGCTTTCAAGTAAAGCATTGTTAATAGTTTCCGTAGCATCTGATAAAAGGTATTCGATTCCATCTTGTTTTGCTTTTTCATAATCAAGTCGTAACGTTGGGAACTTTGGTACGTTATTCATCCAATGTCTAAAGGTAGCCCAACAAGGGCGATCCAATTTTTTATTTTGTGGAGATAAACAAGACCGAATAGATTGTCCGATTGCTAGTTCTTCCATGATGTCCTGAATAACATCTTTTTTAAATTTTGTTTTATTGGCCATATTTCTTATGTATATAAAGGGTTGTAATTGAGTTATCATTGAGTATTATGTATCTTAAGATTCTTTATTAATTCGAATCATGGAGAGAAAAATGAATAAAACATTAATTAAGCCTTACTCAATTTTTAAGGTTAATATTGTTCCTCTTTATCAAAATAGAGAGAGATTCAAACTTGGGTTAAAAAATCGTAAAGTATTTAAAAAGCTTACTTTACATAGCTTAAGACCAATAGAATCAAGATAGTTAAGCATATAAGGGCAATTTTTAGGTATTTGGAGAGAGAGAATCAAAGACTTTAAAAAAGCCCTTATAAATATTCTATATATGGTGAGGTAAATGAAAGAACCTTACTATATGTAGTATAGGTATTTCTACTACATTTAAGCCTTATTTGTCAAAATAATAATTAAGTATATTGACTCTCATCAATAAGAAACTTAATGTCAATGATATGTCAATTAAATATAAATTAAAATGGAAAAAAGTTTTTAAGAATTTTAAGCATACTTATGGATCTTGGTATGCAATCTCTCCAATTAATGATTTTGTATTTATTGCAAAAGATCAAAGTGGCCAATGGTCAAATCATATCATTTACAAAAAACATTTAAATTCAATTAAAGATGTTGAAGTGCTTAATGTTGACGATTTACATGAATTTGAGACTCAACATAATTTAATAGATTGTGCTTCTCACACTTTAGGTTGTTCAAAAAATGAATTTCAAAGATATGTAGATAATTATGCAAAACATAAAAAACATGGTTTTGATTTTTACACTTTAAAAAATTACATCAAATCAAATAAAGGAAAATAATGACTAGCTTAAATTTTTATTGCTTAGTCATGGTTTTATTTTTAATGATAGTATCAACAATAACAATATAACAAGGGAAATAAATGACAAAATATAAATATACATATCAAGAGTGGTCACAAGATACTAGGGAATTTGAGATTGAAAGTGATGTAAAACTAACACAGGAAGAAATACAAGATATTTCTTGTGGTTGTACTTTTACTGATGGTTATACTTATGTAGGTGGTGAAAAAGATAAAAGATTTAAAGCTACTTTTATAGGTACAGAATTTGGTGATGATACACAAAATAAAATTTCTGGTGATGAAGTAATTGAGGAAGATGAAGAAGATAATGAAGATGAATAAACAATTACAAAGCATCAATAGAAAATGTAATTATTAGATTTCAAACTTCTGTTAAAAATTGGACTTTACAACCAACACCAAGAGAAAGACTAAAACAACAATAACAACAATGGAGAGAAAGATGAACACACAAGAAATAGAAATAAAAAAAGATACAATTAAGGATTTTATTTATAAGCAATATGTTAAGCATAATAATAAAATTTCTATTGTTAGTGAATATAGTGATTCAAATCCAAATATGGAGTCGCAAAATATGAATCATTATAAAGTCACTTTAAAAAGAAAGTACCCAATAAAAGAGGACTATTTAGGAATACAATATGCT